TCAAATAATCTATCATTACAAGGTAAAAACGTTCATAATGTTAGATACAATGATAATTTCTTATATCCTATTGATATTGATAATCAGGCTCGTCTGATGCATAATCTTGAAATGGCAGAGGGGTCGGTTCCATATATCCATACAGAGGAGTATGGAACACAAGACAATATAGGTCCTGCCGGTTCGTCTGAGCTGATCACCTTAGATGAATTTATGACTGGGGTAGATATTAGTAAATCCTTAACTGCCAAAGCAGGATATTGTGCGGATCGCCTTAACAGAAACGAGCGAGTAAATGAAAGAGGGATCGAGGTTTATAACTCTTTTACTGGCTTAGCAAAACGGAGCGGTAATGTATCTATCACCCAGCGTGTCTTCTTAGAGCTTATGCGATTCGCCCAACTGAATGACGGAATGATCAGCACTTCATTCGCATAAACGAAGTAATCTCCGATAAATAGAAAAAAAATCATATCATTTAGAAACTCTATAATTTTCTATAAATAAATTCAAATTTAAATATAATATATATTAATAATATATATATTATATATGGCACAACCGCAATACACTGACACTTTTATATTAGAAGCAAATCGGAGACATTCCGCTCAGTTCTTACTTGATCAGCCAAATGAAACCGAAGCGACAGGTAATTGGGTAAATGATGTGAATGATGGAATCCACCTTAATGTTGGCGATCAAGTATCGGTCCATTCTGCTATGGTAAGCGATTTGGGGGCCGAGGACGCGACGATTGAATTTAAAGGCAAAGAAATAGCACCGATTGGAGTTCAGACATATGTTGAATCAGTTCCAAGTTATCCTGATGATATTAATGCTTCCACAGGAGTAGATGAGCGGATTGAAATCCAACCAGCAGAGCATCCTACCGAAGTATATACTGAAACAACAACTAAAAATATATTACCTTTAAAAGACAACGAAGCAACTATAGCTATGAATTTTTATAAGAATACAAATGCTGAATATCATATCACTTTACCACAGCAATGGTCTAACGAAGATGCTAAACCTTTGGTAGGGTTTAATATTGACACTGGGAGAGGTAATCTCGCAACTCCGCAACCAGTGGTTAGTGCGACGACTGGTTATGGACAAGTAGCCGTAAGTCCAGGGTCAGATATCAGATGTAGTGCTGATTGGAATTCTTATGGAGGTATTGAAATAGCAACCTTTGACAGAGGAAACTCAGGGACAGGGACAGGTGGACCGAGAAATGCGAATTTTAAAAATACCCAATTAAAAATAGATAATTCAAGATATCAGTTATTTGTTCGTAAAAAGACATATCGTTATAAAACAGCATCCGATCCAACTGAAAATTCAAATAAAAAATTAATAGATCTTGCTGTCAGAGACCCAGCGTTGGCGGACTATATACCTTTCCAACAATTGTTAAAAATAGATATTCCCTTAGGATTTAATTCACCCTCAGAGGTTGCTTCTGTAATCACAGAACGAATGAATCAATTGCGTGATACAGGTCCAGTCACACTCCGTTATGAATCAGATGGATTAAGAATACCAACAATACCAGCCGGAACACCAGTAGCAGAAGTAATATCACAGAAGCAGGAATCTAATAGTATTCGGCTTATTAATTGTGCAACTCCATTTACCAATTCCCAGGAGAATGCTTCAGCTTATTTAGGAAATTTAAAGACTCCGAGTAATGCGAGCTTTGACCCAGTGGCAAATTATCTAAGCAGTTATCAATTTGTAGGATTTAAACGTCCTGATTTTGTTCAAAAGGGTCGTATCTTAGCGAAGTTATCTCCATCAACCTATAAAGTAGGGAATGCTTCATTTGATGAAATGCGATCGTGTTTAGATGATTCAGGGATGATACTCGGTGAATTAGGTGAAAATCCAGGATTCCGACAGAATGCTTATACTTATGATTATGTTCCCATAGTGACTAATATAGAATATACCCAAGAGAATTTGGAAAAATATATGGATTGGTTTCAAACCCAAGGAAATTATCCTGAATTATTTGAATTAGATAACAATAATGTTTATAAGTTCGTTAATAAAGGTAATGGTGGAACAGCCCATCAGTATAAAGGCAATGGAGACGATATCACTATCGATACACATCGGTTTGTTCATATGAATACACGTGATAACACAGAACCAGGAGGCTATCCATTCCGTGTTTGTCCGTTTCAAAATGTAGCCGTGAATCCTGCCGCCGCCCCTGACCCAATTGTTTATCCTGATCGCGATGGAACAGAAAACGGAGCGGCATTTGGTTGGGATGGATATCAGACGAGTTATACCTATACCACTGGGACAAGTTTATTAGATTACACATCAGCACCTTTATTTATTAAATTTAATAAGGATGAAGTAAATAATCGTAATTTTTATAGAGATGGTAATTTTAGGTTTGATCAGGCTCCCCCAGGAAATAAACAATTGTATGGTGGGATTATGATGCGTGGATTAAAAAGGTCAACTGGTCTATATGATAGGATTGCATTTTTAGCCCAAGTCCCTGAGCAATATTGTAATCTTACGGAGGCGAACGGAACAACACTCGTAGATTACCCAGCCAATGCGGCTTCTAAATGGATGGCAGGATGGATAGGTAATTATTCCAATCGTAAAATAGGTTATGATAAACACTTCTCGGCGTATGGTAATGCGGCTATCATTCCATTCAGTGGATATGCCGCCGAACAGGATCATGGTAGAACTGGTTTATGTCAAAGGGTATTACAGGTTAAACACCTGACAACTGCAGCCGAGAAGCAGTATATATATTACACTAAATTCCTAAATCAAGTATATATAGGGGCAAATGCACCATTATTTAATTTCAATTCAACTAAAAGTAGATTTGAAATAAGTGATCTACATACTCCTGAACGAATCGGTAATCAAGCAGGAGTAGGGTTCACAAATAAGGATAGTACCTATGTTGGGATTCCAGCAACAGAAACTCTCGGTCAAGCGGTCTATCAAATAAATAAAAGACCTGATGGTGTTACCTTTTGTCCAAATTGTGTTCCCTATTCAGGCATTAATTTGCAATACTTAGGAAATCCTGGGAGTCCATTTTATGGGGAAGCGGTCAGACTATCACCTAATTTCCATCCGAGTATAGAGAAATATAAGGTGTTTGATGCTCACAGCGGACTACTAATAAACAACTGGGGGATTCCAAAAAGAAATTGGGCAGATTCATTATGGGGTATTATGGGATTTAGTTATCGACAATTAAATCCTCAGGATGATGGAATAATTGGTAATATTAATCAAAGAATAACAAGCACAACAGACAATGATATCGCATTTATAACTACTAATTGTGACTTTATAGCCTCAGATATGATGGGTAATTCGGTGAATGTAGTATCTAATAATTTATATAAACCGACATATATAAGTCCTCCGCTTATGCTGATGAATGCCTGTTCTGCCAGTCCGATTACAAATTACGTCAATCCTCCATTAATAACTGGTGTTGCTGATTCTGCAACTATTACTGCTTTATCATTACCAACAAAAACGATAAGACCTTATTACACCATACGATCGGATATATTAACTGATTCATATTATTTTGGGAGTAAGGATCAATTATCACTGGCTCCAGTAATAGCGATTATTGATAAAATGAATCAGTACGGAGACTTCTTTTATGCACAATCAAGCGATCTCGTGTTTACGATTACCAATCCAATTACAATAACATCAATAAAGACACAGATATGCGACCCTGATGGCGATCTTGCACAAATCAGTCCTAATTCGGTTGTGATGTATAAGATCACAAAAAAGAATACCGCTCGATCTGATATCGCACAACAAATTCAACAAGCGAAATTAGAAAATAAAAAATAGTATTTAAAATAATATATATAATTATAATTAATGGAATTTGACGAATCAATAATTGATATTGTAGATAAATTATCGCGACGATTAAGCCACGAGCAGATACATGACTTTGCTAAAGAATTTTTACAATACGTTGAATCGGTATTAGATTTGGATTATTGTAGTGAAAGTGAAAGTGAAAGTGATTACGAATCAGAGGGTGAACCTGAGGAATTAGAGTCTATATTAAATGATTCAGGGTTTTATGAATTAAAATAGTAAATATTGTTAGTATATTATACTATTGTTACTTACTTTATATTTTAATAACATTGTTATATATTTTATTTATCCTACTACTTTCTTTTATATTTTATATTAAGTAAGTGAATAGGGTAATATATACTATTATTATATACTAAATAGATCAATAGCAATATTTAATAGATTGTTATTATATCTTATATCACCTCCCCATGTCTTTTGATACATAACATATTCTTTGTTATATTGTTTTCTTTTTTCTTTATTATCAATAGCATATTGTTTATGATATTGTTTATTATATTCTTTCTTCTTTTCTTTATTATCAATATTATATTGTTTTACTTTCTCTTTATTATCAATATTCCATTGTTTAATATATTGTTTTTTCTTTTCTTTATCATGAATAGCATTACGATCATTCACTCGATTGGGATATTGATTCATCCAATATTGTTCCCTTTTTCTTGCTACACTTTTATCGCATTCTTCCAATAAGATAATTTCGCAATTATCTAAATTTATTTTTTGACTACTAATATATTGTCCTTTATCCCTTGCATAACGATGTTTCTTTAATCTATATTTTAATGGTCCATCCCATTTACCTACATATTCTAAACCATTAATATCTTTTAATAAATAAATCTTATACATAATCAATATTTTATTATTATTA